ATAATTCTGAACCACCTCCGTGTTCCTACATCATACAATCATACGATACCGCTTTCAGTAAAAATGATCGTGCTGACTTTAGTGCTATTACTACTTGGGGGATTTTTACTCCAGTAGAGGGCGAGGGTGATGCGATTATTTTACTTGATGCGGAGAAGGGCAGATGGGATTTTCCAGAATTAAAATTAAAGGCTCAAGAATTAAATGAGGCTTACGATCCAGACATGATTTTAATAGAGCAAAAAGCTAGTGGTACGCCTTTAACACAGGAGCTTAGACGTATGGGCATTCCTGTTACACCCTTTACACCGAGCAAAGGTGCTGATAAGTTTGCAAGGATGAATGCTTGCGCACCAGTATTTGAAAGTGGTATGGTGTGGAGACCAGACGCTAATTTTGCGGAGGAAGTTGTTGAAGAGTGTGCTAGTTTTCCACATGGCGACCATGATGACTTGGCAGATTCGATGACACAGGCTATACTAAGATTCAGACAAGGTGGTTTTATATCCACACCTGACGATGAAGAATTTGAACCAGGATATAGAAGAAAAATGGAGTATTACTGATGGCTGATAAAATAAAAGCAATGAAAAAATTTTTAACTCAAGAAACAGGCAATAGCATTTCTAATGCCGATATGGCAAGACTTGAAGCAATAATGGGTAAGCAAGAAACAGGAAATACAATTAGTGAACGAGACAGAGCTAAAATGGCACGAATGATGAGTATGAAAAAAGGAATGGAAATGGGTGGCGAAGTTATGGACACAACCAAGTCTATGCCTGTTGGTATGATGGACGGTGGCAAAGTCAAGCCTATGAAGATGAAAATGGGCGGTGTAATACCAGGCAGAGGTGGAAAGTTCAAAGGAGTTAGATAGTGGCAAAGCTCAAAGGTAAAAGAATAGCAGGAGAGCCTGGTACTATATCCTATGGTGGATATAAAATCTATAACAACAAAGGTGAAGGCGGTGCAAATTATTTAATATATCAACCTGATGGTCGTTTAGAAGATGGAGCAAACACTTTAGGTGAAGCAAAAGGTGTTGTAGAAATGTATCTAGGTGCAGATAAAAAAAAGTTTGGAGGCAAAGTTGTCAAAATGAACATGGGTGGAGTACTAAAAGGTCGTGGTGGTAGCTTTAAGGGGATTAGATAATGTCAGACGAAGCCGACAGAATCAGAACTTATCAAGAATTAGCTAGGCGTGGTCAGCCTGTGCCTGGCAAAAACTTTGGAACTGGCATTACTCCTAAGACAAAAAAGATAGAGCCAAAAGTAAAGGAGATAAATCCTGGCAAGAATGTTCAACTTAAATTGTTAAGATTAGGTGGTAATGTGAGTAAATCCAGAGATAAATTAGCTGGTCTAAAGATGGCTACCAACTTAGCTAATCAAGAACAAAAAGATTTAGCTAAGTTAAAACGTATGGCAAAAAAGCCTGGTAGAATTAAAATGGGAAGACCTAAAAATTTTGATATAAGAAACGCATCTCTTTTAAAACCAACGACAATGGGCATAAACAAAGCAACAATATTTAAAGCAGAAAACGGTGGCGAAGTTATAGATATGACTAGATCAATTATGATTAACCCAAAGACAGGAGAGTAATGTGAAAGATAAAATAAAAAAAATGGCAAAAAAAATAGCTAATCCAGGTGATCTAGTTAAAGCAAATATATATTCAAGCCCAATAAAAAACATAGGTAAAGTTATGCAAATAGAAATTGCAAAAAAAATTGCAGGTAAAAAAGATGGTGGATTAATAAACGCAATTGAAAAAGTAAAAGCAAAAGAAATGAAACTAGGTGGAGATGTTCCAATGCCTAAACCAAGACCTGAGAGTCTGAAGGCAGATAAAACTAAATCTTTAAATAAAAATTTTAGTAAAAATGTTGCTAAAACAAATGAAAAAAATAAAAAACTTATAGGCAATCAAAAGAAACTAGATAAAAATAAAGATGGTGTAATATCTGGCGCAGATTTTAAAATGATGGAATATGGTGGTAAAGTTCAAAAGATGAAGTATGGTGGTGTCGCAAAAGGTGGCAAAATGGGCTGTCGTGGTATGGGTGCAGCAATCAAAGGTGGCGGATTTTCTATTAGATAGGATTTGAAATGGCAATCGAAAATATAAATGGCATAGCAGACGCTGTAGCTCCAGAAATACAATCTAACTTAGTTGATTTATCTCAACAGCCTATGATTGAAGGTGTTACAGAATTAGATGATGGATCAGCCATTGTTGGTGAAATGGAGATGGAAGCAGAAGCTCCTATTGCCATTCCTTTCGATGCAAACCTAGCCGAACATATTGATGAAGATGTTTTGTCAGAAATATCTAATGAAATTATACGCAACATAGAAGATGACACTAATTCAAGAAGCGATTGGGAAGAACAATATAAAGGCGGACTAGAACTTCTTGGTATGAGTTACGAAGATAGATCCGAGCCTTTCGAGGGAGCATCTGGAATAGTACATCCACTACTAGCTGAATCCGTTACACAGTTTCAGGCACAGGCATATCGTGAAATGCTACCCGCTGGAGGACCAGTTAAGACTTCAATCATTGGAGCAGAAACTCCAGAAGTAACAGCTCAAGCAGAGCGTGTTAAAAATTATATGAATTACCAAATAACTTATGAAATGGAAGAATATGATCCAGAATTAGATCAGATGTTATTCTATCTTCCAATCGTAGGTTCAGCATTTAAAAAAGTTTACTTTGATCCAACAATGCAAAGAGCAGTAAGTAAGTTTGTGCATTCTGAGGACTTAATTGTTCCTTACAGTGCCACAGACTTAGCAACTGCGACAAGAATAACTCACTGCATTCGTATGGATAAAAACGAAATTAAAAAATTACAATTATCAGGATTTTACAGAGATATAGACCTTCCTAGTTCTGGCGCTGATTTAGATGGCACGAATGATGTGAAGGATACAATCAATGAGATAGAAGGCATTACAAGTAACTCTTCTGAAAATGAAGAGATGATGGTTTATGAGGTTCACACAAACTTGGATATTGAGGGATTTGAAGATATTGGAGCTGATGGTGAACCGACAGGATTGAAGATGCCCTATATCGTCACAATCATGGAGGACACTGGGGATGTCTTATCAATCAAGCGGAATTTCAATGAAAACGATCCGCTCCGTAGGAAAGTGCCTTATTTTATTCATTATAAGTTCTTACCTGGTCTTGGGTTTTATGGTTTTGGTCTCACACACACTATAGGTGGTCTTTCCAGAGCTTCAACATCAATACTTAGACAATTAATAGATGCTGGTACATTGTCTAATCTTCCAGCAGGTTTTAAAGCTAGAGGAGCTAGAATAAGAGATGACGAAACACCTCTTAATCCTGGCGAGTTTAGAGATGTGGATATGGTCGGTGGAGATCTAAGATCAGCCATCATGCCATTACCATTCAAAGAACCATCACAAACATTATATTCTCTTATGGGAACATTAATTGATTCTGGTAGACGTTTTGCATCTATGGCTGATATGAAAGTTGGTGAGATGCAAGGCAACGCTCCTGTTGGTACAACTATGGCTATTATGGAGCGTGGCACGAAGGTCATGTCTGCCATTCATAAACGTCTTCATTATTCACAAAAGATAGAATTTAAATTGTTAGCCCGTATTTTTTCTATGGGTGTTCCAATGTATCCATATCAAGTACCAGGCGCACCACCAGAAATAAAACAAACAGATTTTGATGACAGAATAGATATATTACCTGTTTCTGATCCTAATATATTTTCAATGTCACAACGTATTGCTTTAGCTCAAACGCAATTACAGTTAGCTCAAAGTAATCCAGAAATTCATGGGCAAAATGGTATGTACCAAGCCTATCGCAAAATGTACGAGGCGTTAGGAGTTACAAATATAGATCAAGTATTGCAACCTCCCCCACAACCAATGCCCATGAACCCAGCAAAAGAAAATCAAGAGGCATTGAGGTTGAGTGTGTTAACTGCATTCCCAGAACAAAACCATCAGGCACATATATCAGCTCATTTAGCTATGATTTCTACTCCTGTAGCACAATCAAATGCTTCAATACTTATGACATTACAAGGTCACATATCTGAGCATATAGCTATGATGTCAGAAATAACTGCACAGCAGGAAGTTATGGCATCTATACCACCAGAGCAACAAATGATGATGCAACAAGACCCTAATATGCAAAAACAAATTGCAGATCAAATTGCATCAAGAGCAGCAGAGATTGCATCTGAAGTTAGCGAGCAATATGCACAATCGTTAACTCCACCACCTCAAGAAGACCCTCTTGTTAGTTTAAGAAAACAAGAACTGGCTCTTCGTGGTTCTGAAATACAACAAAAAGCCGAACAATTTCAGAAAAAAGTAGAGATGGATATGCAAAAAGAGTCAAATGATACGTTAATTGACAACAAACGTCTTCAGCAACAAGAAGAAATTGCTCAAGATAGAATACAAACTCAGCGAGATATAGCAGCTATGAATGCTATGAAAGGAGGAAGAAGTGGTTAGTTCAGTTCGTGCAGGAATGATTGCACAAGAAAAAGAAAAGAAAAGACAAACAAGACTTGCTGAACAAGGCATAATAACTTCACCAAAAGTTGTTATTAAAACAGTAATAGAACAAAATCCTTTGGAAGTATTAGAGGTTATAGCAGATGTCGAGCCAAAAACGGAACAAAGTACAAAAGAAAATAAACCAAAGAAAACAAGCAAAGCCAAAAAACAAACCAAAAATAATAACAAAGTTCTCAAAGATAGCTAGACCGCAAAGATTTGAAGGCGTTTTTTAAATGGTTGTTGCAGAAATTCTTACTGGTATCGCATTAGTACAGAAAAGCGTAGACTTTATAAAAAGCAATATAGGCACTGTAAACGACATTAAAGACATAGCCAAACAAATTGATGGCTTCTTTCTTGGCGAAGAACAGATGAACAAGGGTCAAGGAAAAGGGCTTTCATTAAAAGAACAATTTGGCTCTGTAGAATCAAGTGCGGAAGATTTTATTAATCGTAAACTTTTAGAAGAACGAAGAAACGAGTTAAAACAATTAATTAATCTTAGGTTTGGACCTACTGCATGGGATTCAATAATAGCTGAAAGAGCTGAAAGAATAAACCAAGCTAAAGAAGCTCAAAGAAAAGCAAAGGCAAAAGCAAAAAAAGAACAAGAAGAAATATTAGAGGTAGTTAAATGGGTTGGATATGGGTTTATCATAATTGGTTTAGTAATCGCTTTTACCGTTGTAGGTGTAAAGGTATTCGCTAAAGATTACACAAGAGATCAAAAAATAAGAAATGGTACTCTTTCTTTACCTAAAATGACTACATGCAGACTGAAGAAACAAAAAGTATTTAAAGATAAGATGGCTTGCATTTATCAAGGTGCAAACAAAACCTATGAATTAGAATTTACAGATATTAGGATAGGCTGTCCAAAACAATATAAATGTGTTTTTAATCCTAACGGAGATGAACCTTCAATAGACAAAGTTATGGAAAGTTTGAGGAGTATAGCCAAATGACAGCCTTTATGCTTGCTTGCACATTAAATGGGATAGCTACTGGTGGTATATATTTTGAAAATGTTAATATATGCTTGCAGTATAAAGATAAATTAAACAATCAATCTTATATGAAAGACGATAAGCCACAAGTGTATGAATGTATTTGTAAACTAATGCCTTTTGTAGATACAGAGAAAGTGAAGGTGTACTAATGACAGAAGAAAAAAAGAAATTAATAAATTTAGACATTGGTCAAAATAGTTTTGAATTATCTCTTAGAATCTTAGGGAATGAGTTTGTTGCAATAAAAATTGGTTCTACTAATTTTAGTGGAAAACTAATAGCAGGAGGTATTTTGTTGTTATTTTTTACTTTAGTTTTATTAGAAGGTTTTGGATTAAATGAGGTTTTAAAACAATGAGTGTAGAAACTTTTTTAAAATGGAAAATACTACCAAGATGTATGATGCTTGCTAGTACAGTCATGTCATGGAGATGTGCTGAATGGTTTATGGATTTAGATGCACCAACAGCTAGTCAATCAGCATTTGTATCAGTTGTCATGGGTGTTATGACAGGTGTGTTTGGTATATGGATGGGTCACGAACATAAGGGAGATAATAATGTTAACAGCGTTAATAGGACCAGTAAGTAATCTTCTTGGTAAGTTTATAGAAGACAAAGACATGAAGAATAAGTTGGCACATGAGGTGGCAACAATGGCAGAGAATCATGCACAGGAATTAGCTAAAGGTCAGCTAGAGATAAACAAGGCTGAAGCTCAACACAAGTCAATCTTTGTGGCTGGCTGGAGACCATTTATTGGCTGGACATGTGGTGTAGCTTTATGTTGGCATTTTGTATTAGCACCAATTACAATATTTTTATGTGCATATTTAGGTGTATCTATACCAGAGCTTCCAGCATTTGATATGGGTTCACTTATGACTGTTTTGATGGGAATGCTGGGACTTGGCGGGCTCAGGACATATGAAAAACAAAAGGGTTTGACGAAATGATGTGGAATTGGTTGCGTTTATCTACTTTCTTCAATAAAATTGGTAATTATTTTTATTATAAACATGTTGAATGTTTAAGACGTAAACAAGGAAGATAAATGGATATTGAAGTTTTAAAACAACAACTTATAGAAGATGAAGGATGTAAGTATGAAATTTACTTAGATCATCTTGGCTATAAAACTTTTGGTATTGGGCATTTATGCAGAGCTAAAGACCCAGAAAATGATATGGAAGTAGGAACTGAGGTATCAAAAGAAAGAGTTGATGAGTGTTTTCTTGACGATATAGAAAAAGTTATAAATGACTGCACAATACTTTATGACAACTTTTATGAACTTCCAGAAGAGGCACAATTAATCATTGCAAATATGATGTTTAATCTTGGTCGCCCTCGTTTAAGTGCTTTTAAACAAATGAAGGCGGCAGTAGATGACCATAATTGGATAGAAGCGGCAATCCAAATGGAAGATAGTAAATGGGCAAGGCAAGTTCCAAATAGAGCTAATAGACTTTGTGATAGAATGAGAAATATAGGGTTTGTAACGTAATGCCATTACAGTTAATGCAGATTAAACCAGGTATAGTAAAGGATATTACGCAGTATTCTGCAGGAAAGAACGGGCCGTATTGGATAGATGGTAACCTTGTAAGATTTAAAAATGGATATGCAGAAAAATTAGGTGGTTGGGAAAAGGAAGCTTATACTGAAGTTGATGGATCAGGGAATGTAACTACCACAGAAACTACTATACAAGGTATAGCAAGGAACATGGTTTTTTGGCGATCTATATCAGATGGTGAAGATCGAATTGCTATAGGCACTCATAATCATTTGTACATAATAGTTAACACATCTCTTTATGATATTACACCACTCAGAAAAACAACAGAGAACCTCACAAACCCATTGTCAACTACTAGTGGAAGCACAACAGTAACAATAACAGACAATAGTCATGGTGCTAGTGATGGAGACTTTATAGTTATAAATTCTGCAACTGCCACTGGTGGTATTTCTGCAGATACTTTTAATAGAGTTGAAGGCTTTCAAATAACATATATAAATGCAAATTCCTATAGCATCGAAGTTCCAACCGCAGCGACTGGCACTGCGACTGGTGGTGGAACAACAATAGATATAAAGTATTTGATAGGAATTGGACAAGGTTTAGGGCAACAATCAGCAGACCCTGCACTTGGTTGGGGTGCTGGAGGTTGGGGTAATGAAACTTGGGGCACACCTAGATCAGTAACAGAAAGTGACGTTAAATTAGAAAACTCACAATGGAGTTTAAATTTATGGGGTGAAGACCTTATCGCAACTGTAAGAGGTGGAGCAATTTATTATTGGGATACTTCAGGTGGCGAAACAACAAGAGCATCTTTAGTTTCTGCTGAATCAGGGGCAACTAGCGTGCCTACGACTACAAGAGTATCTATTATATCATTCCCAGATAGACATGTATTAGCTTTAGGTTCTGATCCAATAAGTAGTAGTGGAAACATAGACCCAATGCTAGTTAGATGGTCAAACCAAGAAAACTTTGTGGAATGGCAACCAACTGTCACAAATACTGCTGGAGATCAAAGGTTAGAAGTAGGCACAAAGATAGTTGGTGCAGTTAGTGCTAAAGATGAAACATTTATAGCCACTGATGAAGCTGTGTATGGTATGAGTTTTGTGGGTCCGCCATTTGTGTTTTCATTTAGGTTATTGGCTACAAATTGTGGTGCTGGTGCAAAAAATGGTATTATGTCAGTAGACAATACTGTTTATTGGATAGGTAAATCTAGTTTCTTTATTTATGATGGTATCGTAAAAGACTTGCCATGCCCAGTTCAGTATTTTGTTTTTAATAGAATGCAACTGAATTACATAGATAAGACTAGAGTAGGGCATAATAAAAAATACAATGAAATAACTTGGTTTTATGTAAGCAACGATAATTCAAGAGGCACTGACAATCCAGAGCCTGACAGTTATGTTACATACAATTATCAAGAACTGGCGTGGACTGTAGGTACATTAAATAGAACAGTATGGTCAGACGCTTTTGGTGCTAGAACAGTTCCTTTTGCCTTTGACGAAAATGGAATACTTTATAATCATGAAACTGGAACAAGCGACAATGGCTCTGCAATGAATAGCTTTGTAGAAAGTTCTGCTATGGAAATATCTCAAGGTGGTGACAATACATTCTTAGTTGATAAAATTATACCAGATTTGACTGCTACAGATGACACAACATTGTCTTTAACATTAAAAACTAGGAAATATCCTAATGCCCCTGATATAACAAAAGGTGCTTTTACTGTTACAAATCAAACAGAAAAAGTTAGCACAAGAGCAAAGGCTAGACAAATGACTATGAAAATAGAAAGCACTGGCACTACAGATGAATGGCAATTAGGTGATTTTAGAATAAATACTAGGCAGGATGGTTTTAGATGAGTCAAACAGCACCATCAAATATCAATATTAGAATGCCTACCCCAACTGGAACATATTCGACTACTTGGGCAAATTCATTGGTTTCAGCTATTGAGTTGCAAACTAGAAGCACAATATTGTCACAAAATTCTTCAAGCAAAACTACGCAAGAGATAGTAGAAGCAGTGAGTTGGTTTAATGGCTAATAGTTATAAAAATGCATTATTAGATTTAACCACAACTGACGCAACAGTTTTGTACACTACGCCTACTGCCACAAGTGCGATTTTTAGAAGTATTTTGGTATCTGATGATAGTGGTAGTGGTGATAGCATAACTTTGACCTTAACAAATGGTGCAAATGTGTTTAGTATATACAAAACAAAGACTATTGGTGCAAATGGAACAGTGGAATTGTTGACACAAGCTTTAGTATTAGAAGAAGAACACATTCTTAAGGTAACTGCGACAACAGCAAATAGATTGCACGTTGTTGGTAGTTTTCTAGAAATAACATAAGGAGTTTTAAATGGCTGTGCAATATGATCAATTTGGAAATGTATTAAATTTAACTGACCCTTTGGATCAAAAGTCAACTTATAACATTTACCAAACCAAAGCTTACAATACTGGTCAAGGTTCTAACCTACAAAATGTTTATGGCATTCAAGGTGGTATACCTATGTTTGAGTTTGTCAGACAAATAAAAGTAGGTGAGCGTACATACGACCCAACAAGAGAAGAAGATAGACGATACAAAGATATGTATGACCAATATCAACAACAGAACCCACAAGCACCTACATGGGGTCAAGTAATAGGCGAAACTGTAGCAGGATTCGCTCCTGCAGTAGGAACTGCGGTTGCTGAGGGATTATTAAATCCAGGTGGTTACTATCAAGGCGATGCACTAAGCAGAGCGGGTCAAGGTGCTATGGACTTTTATTCGTCAAGCCCTAGACAACTTGTAAATGAAGCATATCAGAGTTTTGATCCAGCACTTTATGTCAATCAAAAAGGGGCGTTAATGGGAAGTAACCAAGTTATGATCCCAGAATTAGCAAGTGCTGATATTGCTAAAGCAACAGGCAACACTGAACTTTATAAAGAATTGGGTGACCCTGAGGTTTTTGGCTACAAAGAAAAAGGATTGCTTTTTGACACACCAAAAAAAGCAAACGTATACGATGTAGGAAAACTTGCAGAAAAAGGATATGGGTTTAATCCAGAAGGTCAACTTTTCAAGTTTGATGCACCTGGTTCATATAAC